GGGCAATGCGCTCAAAGGAGTCGGTATGAGGTACAAAGGTTTGCATGTATTCGTCCGTTCGTCATTTTAGTAAATTATAACAGGAACTACAGCTCGTCGGGTGTAGGCTCCTCGCGTATAGCTTCTTCCTCTAACTCGTCTAACTCCGCGTCTTCCCCGTCTAGCTCAATGGAGGATATGTAGATACCTACCACGGTCAATCTTCCGCAGACGTAGCAATCTGACACCGCACCTGGAGATAATTCAATTGGAACCGTAACGCTTATCAGACGGGTAATGATGTTACCGCTGATGTCTACGCTATCAGCTTCCCATAGACTGTTTTCATCTATCCAGCATCTTTCACAGATCGGCACGAGACTGTCATCGTACGTGCGGATATGCTTCATTCGCTAACGGTCTCCATAGGGCTACTGTACCACTTTTTCTTAGCGTAGTGTCTGGAGAATCCTTTATCCGCGTCGATAAGATATTCCCGATCTCCGATTAACTCTGCGTCTGGTCCTTGTGGGTTACCGTCAAGTGAATCCTTAAGAGCCTTACCAATCCAGTTTGCAGCCTGCACAGGAACAGCCTTGCCCCATACAGCCGCAAGATGCGAGTAGTCACGTGCAGCTTCAATGTTCCAATCATCAGGAAGACCTTGCATGCGAGCAGATTCTCTGTGTGTAATAAGTCGTGGCTGCGTTGGGTGAACAACGTGATCTAGTGCGGAGCCTGTTAGTACGTTGCACCAGTGATCTTCCTTCCAGCGATACGGCTGAGAAAATCCAAGCTTAAAATCTTTACGAATAACGCGAGGCGAGATGTCGATCCATTTTTGTGGAAACTTACCGTCGTTTAAGTCTACCGCTTTTTTAAGTGCGCCACCTGTATCGCCGTTCCCTTCCCAGCCTTCATTGCCGATGATGCTAAAGATCTCTTCAATGCGTTGCGCGTGTATGTTTGATTTACCGATGTGGCCGTCAACCATGTTGTTTTTTGTGCGCAGGTGTTTAACGTACTTTGACGGAGATGGCGCGGTATACTTTTGCTTGTTCCATGTCTGAGGCATCTCTGCAAGATCACCGATGATGTCCATGATACGTGGAAGTTGTTTTGGTTCGGTAATTGGTGTTGAAAACTTAAGCCCTGATTCAACCGCAACCCAGAAGTAGCGCGGGCGATATGAAAATCCACCAACCTGCAGGTTGTTTTCCTTAACATGATACAGATCATATTTTTTACCGGAGACCTGCTCAACCATGTCGCGGTACTTAACCATCACGTCGCGTCCCTGTGTGTATGCCTGTTGAACGCACTCGAAAACAATCGCGCGTGGTTTTACCCGTCCTGCGTATTTCATAAAGGCTACGGTGTGCTCGTGCGCCTTAGAGTCAGGTCCACGGTTAGCAGGGCCAGACCATACGGACCAACCAGAGCAAGGAGGGCAACCCATAACTACGTCTGCCTTTTGTACTCGCCACTCGTTAGGATCATCTGAAAACTCCGCGGTCCAATCATCTCCAAGAAGATGACGGTTGTTTTCTGCAACGACGTTTCCAAAGTTTAACGTTCCTGTGCGCTGAATCATCTTCATGTCATTTTGCACGAAGCCAAGACTCATGAACGCGGCAAGCCCGTTGCAGTCAATAAAGGTATGTTGTGACAAGGCAATAACCCTTCGTAGTTCCTAGGGTAGGACCTTATACCGACTTACCATTTACCGCGTGCTATCTACGCAGAAATATTGGCATTCTTTTCTAGCTCGAGCATACCTACCTCGTAGCCACAACCTGCGTATCCCGCAATGTCAATCCAGGTATCTCCCTGGAACCCAGACTTATTCGCGTAACGTGCAACCTTCAACCCGACCATCATCATCGCGACATCTTCATTTGATATCTCGACGCCGAGGATCATTGACCATACCTTTGAGATACGGGCAAAGTTTTCCTCAGGACCTCCGTATTGCGTGTCCCTGTCACCTGTGATGATCTTTGCGGCCTCGCGTAAAGCCTCAACACGATACTGAACTACTGCGTCATTTTCTGTCATTTATCTTCTACCTTCGTGCGAATAGTAATGATTCCTGTAAGTACGTTTCCTTCATCGCGTTTATCCTTGATCTGCAACTCGGAGTCCACAGGCAGGGTTGCGTTTTCGTCACCGCAAAAATCCTGCCAACGCTGCTTAGCACCCTCCATAATCTCAGTCAAGGTAGAACCTGTAATAAAAAATTCAACTGTAGATCTCATTATTGAACTCTCTTTTGAAGTTGATGAGGTGAATAGTGAGCTCCGTCAAGGATAGGCTCCCTATTATCGTTAGACTTAAAGATGATGTCGCCGTAGCGAATTCCTACAACCTTACCTCTGCGTCCGTTGTGAAGAGAGCCTGTAGATCCCTGGTATGCGTCTAGCTTTACGCGTACCTGATCTCCTACGGTAATCGCTCCTGGTTGCGCATCGGTCCATACCTCATTGGCAACCTCAGGAGTTACCGCGTGACCAAGCGCTAGCTTATTAAATAACGCAAGTACTTCTTTTTGTTGAGGATCAGATAATTTTAGAGGCTCCCATGCTGCAAGAAGTTTTAGCAGCGCGTTTCCCACGCCAACCTTAACCTTTGCCTCCTGCATCTGTTCTTTAATCCATTGCTCGTTGATCTCAGGCACTGTAATCTACCTCCCTTGGTAAACATTTTGCGCACATTTCTGGGCTTGCGCCACGACCTACGTCGTCAATTGCGCGTTGACACAGAGTACACTTTACTCCAATGTCCTTAACCTTGTACCCGTCTAGCTGACGTTGCTTGTTACGTTCCATCTTTTCAAGATAAAACTTATCCAGCATCTCGTCTGTTCCACCCGCCGCAACGATAATGTTTGCGACAAAGTGTAAAACGTCAACCGCTTCCTTAATTACTTCTTCTCTATCTGCATAAGGAGCGTCGTGTTGCCAAGGCTTCCATGAGATTGCCTGGCGCATCTCTGCAAGTTCATCATCTACCGCTAGCATATTCCAGCGTAGGTACTCTACAAACTTACGGATGTTCTGAGGCTTATCGCCTTGCATTTCTTCGTAGTTAATGAAGTATACGTCCTTTTGTAGTTCACGTGTACGCTTTAACCAGTTATTAAACAAGATGGTCATTAGTTTTGCTCTTTTCTCGTGAATAGACCTAGTGCCTGTGATAAGTTAATTGCTGCTTCCCTACGCGTAGGTATATTTTCTAGATATGCATTGCGTTGTTGCGTAGCAAGTGCTAAGCGTTCTTCCTGTGACATACTCTCGATACTTGATGCAAGATGAGTCCATGATGAACCCAAGAGTTGACTTTCCTTCCAGTTTGTTGCGATAGGTGTTGCCGCGTTCATGCACTGGATATATCTGTAACTCCACCACGTACTAGAAGGATACGGAGGAATAAGCGCACCTATGCCTGAGGCTATCTGTGCATACACCTGCGAGTCACTCCAGGACTTATTCCACTTCATAGGAACTGTAGGAGTTGATAACGTAGACGCGGTAGACTTAACCCACTTAGTAGAGTAGTTTTCTACTACCCATTTATCACGGCGCTCGATGTCAAGCATCTCCTGCGTTGAGATTAAATACGCATCTAAGTTTATAGCCTTAAGCGAATCACGTGCACCTTCAGGTAGGAAGTTAGCAACGTGCTCTGTCTCGTCTGTCCATGACAGCGATGGGTACAACGTTATAGGCCAAGGCTTATTAAGCAGGTCCTCTATGACCTCTATAAGGTTATTAAGCATGTTTGGTTGTGTTGCGTGACTAAAACCTCTACGGTAAGAATAAAAAGGCTTGGTAAGGTTGTCAGGCGTCTTAACCATCGCGCGTAAACTTGCGGTAATCTTTCCAGGTTCAGGTGCGTCAATAAATAAACGTAACTTAGGCGAGTCAAGCAGCACGTCAATAACACTTAACGCTCCGTAGACGTGATTTGCACTTAAGCTTGTTATAGGACTAATTCCAACAAGCACGGAGTCATACTGTTCAAGATCATTTAGGTTCCAGGAGACCTCAGGATTTTCCTGTATAACCTCATGGCCTTGCTGTTCAAGAACTAGCTTCATTACTCCCGCAAAAGATAACGAGCGCGAGTTAGCTTTCTCTGAAGCATGAGAAGCACTCATTCCTGTGATAAGAATTTTACTCATACGAGTGTACCGTCTGCCTTTAATGCACGGCCTTTATCCTCGGCAACCGCACGCTTAATGATACGGTCACAGTGCTCAACAAACGCGGTGTACTCTGGGATATATGGAGTTAACGCCGCACGTTGCGCCATGGCAGTTGCGTGCAGCTCTGTGTCCGACATCTTTTCAACGTCAGAGATCTTTAGCTTATACGCATCACCAAGTGGATCACCTTCACCCTTATCGGTTACAAGGATAGAGCCCACGTGCGCTGCATATAGGAAACGACTACGCCACCAGCCGGATCCAGCGTGTGGATACGGCGGAGAAAGAATTCCCCAGTGTCTATTGTAAAATTCAAGTACATCTTGCTCTGCAGCAAATCTTTGTCCGCCAAGTTTCTTAATAAGCTTACGACTTCCTACGATCTCAACTTGCCAGTCTGGATTTTTTCTTTCAAGCCAGGTATCATGTGGCATAAGAGCTCCAAGAACCCATGCACGCTTTTTCTCCGTAGGAGGAAGTGCGGTAACAGGTTGTAGGGTTGGAATAACAGTTGACGTTGGGTCTAACGCCTCGATAGGTCCTACCGCGTCAGGCATACGCTTGCGCACTATAGATCTATCACCGAAAGAATACATAGGACAAACTGGAACCATACCTGCAAGCCAACGATCTGCAATAAGATCTCGTGATGCTTCAACTAAACGTTTTTCATAAGGCTGTACGTTTTCATCTGAGTCCATCATGTAGTAGCGTTCGATGTAGCACTTTTTTGCCGCCGCAGGGTTTGTTTCTTTAATGCGTTCAACTGCAGCCTCAATATCTGCGCGACTAAAGTAAGTTGCACCTTCTTCACCGCGATGCTCTGTTCCTACAAGCAGATGCTTATACAACATCTCAGGTTTACGAATTAAAGCACGAGCACCGTTGAACACGGTATTAAATTGCCAATCATCAAAGAATCCTACACAAGGTAAGCCTGATGACAAAGTATAAAGTGCACCCATCGCACCTTGGCGTCCGTTAAGTGAGTTTAACGGTGCAAGGTTTACCCACGCAACATCGTAAGATGAAAGATCCTCGCCTGGCGTAACCTTGCGCCAATCAACGTCATGGCCAGCTTCACGCAATGCTTTTGCGATAGAAGCAGGCACGTCAATCTTTTGGATCGTACGCTTCTCCGTGTTAATTTGGAGTGCGGTAAATCCTGTAATTAGAACCTTCATGCCCGCTACCTTTCTAAGTAGATTTGGAGTATCACCTATTCACTTTACCAGGAATAGATGATAAACCAGACTTACTTAGACTGCTATTTAGAACGGAGCAGCAGGTGGAGCAGCGGCGGGAGCCGGAGCTGGTGCTTCTGCTACTGGAGCAGCTGCGGGCGCCGGAGCTGGTGCAGGTGCGGGCGCTGGTGCAGGTGCTGCTGCAGCAGTTGTAGGAACTCCCGCTGCGGCTGTAGACACGTAGTACATCTTAATTTCGTTCTTCTTTTGACCCTGCCATGTGCGAGAG